TCCGCTTCGCTTTCTCCAGCGAGACGCTGAATGCGAAGATCGAGCCGTCCGGGGCGATGAGGTGGTACGCTCCGGTGAATTCCTGCAGTAGTCGTGCAATCTTCACTTGACCTCCTTGGTTTTCTCCGCTACCAACAAGGTTTCGTAAGTGGCTTTCAGCCGTGCGATTCGCGCATTGCGCCGGTTGTAGTCCGCAATGTTTTCCGGTGTCCCACGGATCGCTCGATTCATAGACGCCTTGACAGCACGTTGATGCGCTTGGTACGCCGCTTCAGTCTTTGCGTTCATTTGGCTCCTCCCTGAGCTTCCTACAGTGTCTCACACTACCACTAAATTTGTCAATCGATGTGCTCCACCTCCCCGACATCTTCCCAGTCCATGTAGATCGTGCCGGGGATCTGCTGCAGTTCCTGCTTGACCACCGTGGCGTAGCCGTACGTCGTCACACCTGAGTCCACGACCTTTCGGGCATGCTTCTTTGCCGCCGCTTCGGTAGCGAAGACGAGGGCCATGGTGACTTCATCCCGATCCGGATCGTGATCGTGGTGCGGGTTTTCCTTCCGCTGCTTCTTGGCCTTGGTGGTCAACTCCGACCACTCGACTTCCCAGCGGACGTTGTTGCCGGTCATACCCCTTCACACCAGTCGCAGGGCTTGTTCTCGCAGGGTTCGAATCCCTGTGAGATATCGCTGAGAATGGCTTCCCAGAAGTCCGGGCCAATCTTCTGACCCCGCGAACCTGCACAGACCACTTCGTGGGTGCCGGTCGCCTTCCACACCTGACCCTCTGGTGAGGCTGCAGTCAGTTCTTCCCACTGGCCCCCCGCATTCACCTTGAACCCAAACCCGTGTTTTCGCACGAGCGACCAGACCTGATCTTCTGCAATCTTCGGTCGCTGGATGGCGAGCCGCCTTTCAATGGACTTTGACATCAGGCTCCTCCTTGAGCTTCCTAGAGTGTATCACACAACTTTGGGATTTGTCAACTGCACTCAATTGCCAAGGAAAACGAGGGGGCTTGACAAATCGCTGGGTGGTGTGCTAAGCTATTAGGTAGATCGCAACAGGACACGGCCATGGAGGGCACAGAATGATCATCCTGACTCGCTCACAGTTCAATTCGCTCCGACGTAAGAAGATCATGAAGTGGTTGGCGAAGGGCTTCTCGATCAAGGTGGTGGCGTAGATGGCACTGAAGTTCAGCAAGAAACCCGTCAAGCGGAAGACCAAGGTCATTCCGCGCAAGTCCCTGCTCCTGTCGAAGGCGGCTCCGCGTCAGATCGTCCAGTTGCACGCGGCGATTGACGACTTCGGGGAACTCCCCGGCAGGAAGCGTGAGGCGTCTGCCACGGCACGCAAGCTCGGACATGATCTCGATGGCTGGCATCGTCGCTCCAATGACCCTGCAGGCCGCTGGAACGCCTTCTGCACGGTCTGTAACGCGGCGGCAGTCGTCTGCACGGAGACACCGGAGGGCTTCCGGGATGTCTATGGGCCTGCACTCACGCTGGAGTGCCGGTTAGGTGGGGCGGAATAGATCGCAGGGCACGGTGGGGCTCCACAGGAGTGAACCTCCGGGAGCCTGCACTGTCGTCGCTCCAAGAGGCTCCAGACGCGGCTGGCATGCCGCCATTCGACGCCGCAGGACGGGCACGTATGCACGCACCACGCATGCTTCCGGGGGACGTCGTTAAGCGACATGGAGACTCTCGTCTGACTGGTAGTCCGGATCATCCTCGGGCTTCTTGAGCTTATCCACACTCGCATAGACACTCTGGGGGATCATCAAGACCGGGATCCGGTACAGCCCCCACAGTTCCCGCCGCATGGTCAACCCAAAAGCCACTGCCGCCAAGGCGTCTGCACAGTCCTTCGATCCTCCGGGAGGATGGTCGATCCGCCCCGTCTTGGTATCCTTCTCCAGCATCAGGATTTCCCGATTGAGCTTGGTATGCACGGGGATGTTCATCCGCCCCTCATACATGGCCGTCTTGGTGAAGTCGTAGGGTCTGCAGGGGACGTCATCGATGCTCTGGTGCCCGGTGATGAGCCCTTGCTGCCGCAAAATCTGCTGGGAGTCGCTGCTCTGAAACTGGTCAAACGTCACCCAGACAATGTTGAGCCCCATGCGCTTGAGGGCGATGATGACTTCCCGGATCTTCCCCAACAGAATCTCGCAGTTCTTGGGGGGCCGCACCTCCAACACCCCATCGATCCAGATCTCCGGCATATAGGCGGGTTGCGTAGCGTCACTGGAGACGCTCTTGAAGCCTTTCACGGTACCAATGGCGAGTCCTGCACTGTCCCCGGAGATCGCCAAGTCACAATGAGCAAAGCGGGGAATGTCCGGGTTCCAGAAGTTGCGCTTCAGGAGCGTCAAACGCTGCGAAACGAAGTCCACCACCGGCTGGGAGAAGATAGACTCTCGCTGCCTGAACGCCTCATAGACCTTCCCCACCTCCAGAAAGAAGGGATGTCTGGCCAGCGTGCTGACGCCTGCGATCTCACGCAGAGCGTTGATGACGTCCTTTTCGAATTCCAGTCGAAACTCTTCGGGGACCGAAACGACTAAATGGCGATCTGCATCCGCCACCATCTCCTCGGATTCCAGAATTTTGGGCTTCCGGGTCATATCCCCCGCGAAGACCGGGAACCAGCCTTGGTTGCCGAAGTCATCCGGCTTGATATCCCAGACTCGCTTGTCGTAGACGAAGATGGTCGGATCCTTCTGGGCTTCCGCCACTTTTTGATCGGTGAACTGGCCGGGATACTTCTTGGAGGAGACGAGACACAGGATGCCGGGGAGCTTGCCGTTTTCCATGAACCGGCTTTTGCGGCGGCGAGAGATCGAGTTATACAGGAGGATGGCTTGATCGTAGGTGCCCTTGTCCACTGCCACCCGCGACTTCTCGACTACCGACATATAGTTCAACTCATCAATCAGACCGCCCATGACGTTCTGACCAATGGCGGCTGTCTCGGTTCCGGCCACCGGCACCACTTCCACGCGATTCGGGAAAATCAGCTTACTGGTGATCTTCTTGTCGAAAGGATAGTGCTTCAGGAAGTAGGGGGCTCCTTCGATCATGTGGCGGAAACGCTGATAATCCACGCCTTGGGCGAGCTTCAACGTCATGGACTGAAACACGAGCAGAATTTCACTCGATGGGTCCAGTCCAAACTGCTGATGCGGGTTCCGCATACAGGACAGCAGATATAGCTGGTAGGCATTCGTATACAGGGCGAGCGTGGTCTTCCCGGAGCCGATGCCCCCGGTCATCACCGCTTCCACATACGTCCCGTTATTCAATTCCACGGCGGCGGCGAGCACACCGGGATAGATCTCCTTCTCCTTGTTCAGATACTGCGGCGAGCAGATGAATTCCTCGATATTGACGGGTTTCCACTTGTACTGGGCGAAGTCTTGGAGGGCGGTGGACTTTCTCCCGCTTAATTCCTGCTCGATATGCACCACGGTCTGGGCATAGAACATGGCCCGTTCGTTCAGATCATGGATCTTCTGACCTTCCAACCAGATCTTCTGGGCTCGGTGGTGTCCAAGGAACTGTCGAAAGTACAGGTGG